ATAATAGTAATTTTCCATAATGTTTTAGCAGTTGATGATACTACTCATCCACAAACCTCCGAAAACATAGAATTAAAACAAAATTATCTTTTAATAATTAATGATAGTACTCATTTACATACTTCAGAAGAGGTTTGGCTTACACAACATCATGTTTTGGAAGTTAATAACTCCACTCATGTACAAATCGCCACAACGATTCATTTGGTTTATTTTGTAATAACTCCTATAGGAATAAGTAGACTTTATATCATTGAACCTGAAAATAGGACTTATGTTATTCCATATGAACCAAGAGAAGATGAGGTTATAGAACATTTTGCTTATATAATCGAACCCGAAAGTCGTATATATGCGATTGAAATTGAAAATAGAATTCTTTATATAGAACGATAAGAGGTGAATTATGACATCAAATGTATATATTAAGGACCCCAATTCTACGTTGGATTTTGGGTTTGATTGGTCACAATGGCTAAATAACGCCGAAATCATTACTGGATATACAATAACTTCGGGTTGTGGTATAACTAAAGTTTTCGATACTTATACAACAACAGGAAGTGTGGTTGTATGGTTATCCGGAGGTACTGCGGGAGAAAGATACACTATTGCATGTTTGATTGAAACAAGCGGTTCGCGCATCGATGAAAGGTCGATAAAAATCGATTGTCGAAATCGGTAAAAGCTTAAAACCAAAGAAATAGATAAAATATGACTTTTAATGTCTCTATAATAGGAGGTGTATATGAGTGAAATTATAGGTTCTACCTCTTGGGGACATACCACAAGTACACAAGAAGGAAATGTTAGAACTTTTTCCGGGAATTGGACAGGCACAGGTTTTGTAACTGGCACTGGTGATTCTGAAAAAATATTATTGAGTTCTCAAGCCTATATGGAATCCGAAATAGTTAACACAGGTGCAAATTCTATTAATTTATATCAGAATAGATATACCGGAGGGAATACAGGAGTATTAAAATATCGCAGCGGTTCTACCGTTGTAAATTGTCAAGCTGCCGAATGGGAAACTTACAGTGGTTCTTTTGCTTCATTAGGATATGCGCAAATAAGAATGGAAGCGGGGAGTAATCAATGGTGGTTAACCAATGGTATAGCAACAGGAGATGTTGTAGCAGCTTATCAGGCTAAGGGAGCGGGGAGTTACGTAAATAGTCTGCATAATCTGGTAGAAGATGTGTATAACTTAGTGGATACTGGACACGCGCCTGATTGGGATGATGTGAATGGTTGGAAGTTTGATGTAATGAGTAGTGAATATTTAGACACAACCATAGAGTCTAGCAGTACATGGAGTATATTGTGTAGATACTCTAATTATATAAGCGGTTGGAATGGTGCTCTATTTGGATTATATGATAGCTCAAATGGACAAGGAATGTTTTTCATACCAAATGACAACAGTGTACCAGTCTATCATCAGTATGGAATGGGAACGAACCCAATTGTAGTAATTGGAGACAAGTCTCTTGGAGGTGTTGTCGGAATAGCTCAATATCAAGGATATTTTGATGGAACTGCCGATGGAGACCCAACATCTGGAAGCTGGAGTTCATTTGAAGTAACATTTTTAATTGGTTGTTTAAATTCGATTGGAGATAGTCCTGCTCAATTTTCTAGTTCCTATATCCAAGCTATTGCTATATACAACAAAACTTTGACACCCACTCAAATAGCCGCCATAACAGACAACATGGAAGCGTTATAATTAAAAAATTATATAGCAATATAAAATCTTAGTTTTAATAGGAGAGTAAATATATAAAAATAAACTACTATATTTCTTCATTGTTTAAAATATTTTAAAAAAAATTATAAAAAAATAGGAGAAAAGTGTGAAAAACAGTAAAATATACATTGTAGTTATTGTGGCTTTAGTTATCATGTCGTTGTTCGGATGTTCCATGTTCCCAACGAAAAATGCACAGGGATTTTTAGATAATAAACCCCGTCTTGCAGTAGAATCTGCTTTTGATAGTGAACTTGAAATCCTGCTTTCAGAAACTACAGATAAAACCGAATATATTCTAAATGGTAAAACATTTACAACAGGTGTTCTTCATGATGTCGATGTTGTTCTTTTCCTTAGCGGAGTTAGTATGGTTAATGCCGCCAGTAATACCCAACTTCTTTTTGACAATTTTAATGTAAGGGATTTAATTTTCTCAGGTATTGCCGGGGGAGTCAATCCAAGCTTAAATATTGGTGATGTCGTAATACCCGCACAATGGGCACAATATCAAGAGATGACCTATGCTCGTGATGTTAATGGAGAATTTATTTTGCCTTTTGGCGGAGTACCAGAATTCCCAAATTATGGTATGATGTTTCCCAATTCAGTTACAGTTAACCAAAAAGATAATGCACCTGATGAATATGATACCATATTCTGGTTTCCTGTTTCTCCTGAATTACTCTCATATACTACTTCAATTCCCGATACTCTTCTTCAAAAATGTACTCCTGATAATGTTTGTTTAGACAAACAACCTATAATTAAAGTTGGGGGTAATGGTGTAGACGGTCAAACATTTGTTGATAATGCGGAATTTAGAGAATATGTGTGGAATACCTTCCAAGCAGATTCCTTGTCTATGGAAACCGCCGCTGTCGCACAAGTAGCTTATTCAAACGGAATTCCTTTTCTTGGCTTTAGGTCTCTAAGTGACTTGGCTGGCGGAGGAGAAGGGGAAAACGAAATTGGTACATTCTTCCAACTTGCTGCCGACAACTCGGCTGCTGTTACTTTAGCTTTTATTGATAACTATAAAGCTGGACTTGATAAATAAAAACAAGGTATATAATCGTTCTGGCGGGGGTCGTACTCCGCCAGAATATATAAAAGTCTGATTTTATAAAGGTGAAACAAAATGGAAAACAATGAAAAAGAAAAATACTACTGTCGAAAATGCATGAAGCATCTCTCAGAAGATAATTTTTATAATGCTTATGATGGAATGCTTATAGATAAGAACGGAAAATTTTCGGTTTGTAAAAAATGTATTGTGGACCTATACGATTATTTTTATCAACAATATGAAAGCATGGAAAAAACCACCCACCGCATGTGTCAAGCGCTGAATGTTAGATTTACCAACGATGCTCTTGATGCCACAAAAGCTCACATACAGACTTTAATAGATAATGGTAAAAATGTAAACGCTATCTTTTCCATTTACCTGATGAAATTAACAGCAACTAAAAAGTCGATGGATAAAGGCGGGGTAAATGATTTTCAATATGAGGATATCGGTACAATTTTCACAGAAAAACAAGTAGATATTAAAAAGATACCTATTCCACAAGAGGTGATAGATTTTTGGGGCGACGATATTCCAGAAGAAGATATTTTATTTTTAGAAAAAGAATATACGAGCTTTAAACAAACCCATTCTTCGGATACACGAGCGGAAGTTGTTCTATTAAAACAAACATGTTTTAATCTTTTAGACATTAAAAAAGAGAGATTAGCTGGAAATAATACAATAAAATTGGTTAAAGAATTACAAGAACTAATGACAAAATTGGCTATCTCCCCTAATGTAGCTAAGGCTAATGCTTTAAACGCAGGAGGGGATAGTTTCGGACAATGGATTGAAGATATTGAACGTAGTGAACCTGCTGAGTGGCTCAAAACAAATCCTTTAGGGAATATATATAGAGATGTAGGCGACACAGATTCTTATTTTGAAAAGTATTTTGTACGTCCCCTTAAGAACTTTATTCAGGGAAGCCGAGATTTTAATACTGACGAAAACGAAGAAATGGAAAGAGAATTTGATGATGGGGAAGTAAATAATTTTGTTAATTTAGAAGAAAACAAATAATAAAATTGAAGGGCTAGTGATTGCAACACGAAAAGCACTATCCTGAGTGTCTGCCCTTCAATATATTTTTCAGGATTATCTACAGGAGATAAGTATGAAAAACAAAATATCTGGCATATATTGTATAGAAAATACAATAAATAACAAAAAATATATAGGATTTTCTATTGATATTTATGATAGATGGAAACATCATAAGAAAAATTTACGGCATAATAAACATCAAAATAAATATTTGTTGAATGCGTGGAATAAGTATGGAGAAAGAAATTTCAGATTTTATATTATAAAAGAATTACCAAGCGATGAGGAAATATTAAAAAAGGAAGAAATTTATTTTATACAATATTATAATTCTTTTATCTATAATAAAAAAGGATATAATTTAACCGAAGGGGGAGACGGATGTCTTGGTCATATAATAACAGAAAAAGAAAGAGAGAGAAGAAAAAAATCCATTTCTGGAAAAAATAATCCCATGTATGGAAAAACACATACTGAGGAAAATAAAAAAATAATGTCCTGTGCGGCAAAGATTGCAAATGAAAAAACAAAAAAATGGAAAGGGGAAAGCAATCCCCGTTCTACATTAAAAGAAAATGATGTTTTTGAAATATTGTATATGATTTATAATAAAAATCTATCCAATACAGAAATAGCCAGTTTATATAATATTTCTTATGGAAACGTTTGGAAAATCAAAAACGGAAAGAGATGGAAAGAAATATATAAAAAATTTATGGAGGAATCTTAAATAAATTATGAAAATAAAATCTTCAACGGTTCCTCCACTTAAAAACATGAAGTCCTATTCTCGAAATAACGAACCTGTTAAATTTCTCAGCGAAAGGGAAATGACAAAACAAAAACGTGACCGTATCAAGTCTTGGGTTACATTTTATCGTAATAATCCCTCGTATTTTGTAGAGCACTATCTCGAAATTAATTTATATCCTTTTCAGCGTTTTTGGATAAACTTAATGGCTAGGTCCACAGAATTTGTGGGAATAGCATCCAGAGCAAGCAGTAAGTCTTGGCTTATTGCTGTATATTCAATAGCTAGATGCATATTATACCCCGGAACCACTATTGCCTTGGCTTCTTCAACAAAAGCACAAGCAGGTCTTATTATTTCGGAAAAATGTAGAACTTTGAGAGATGAACATCCTAATATTGCTAGAGAATGTTCTAATCTTGTTTCTAATCAAAATCAGTGGCGCATGGATTTTTTTAATGGGTCAAAAATTAATGTAGTTGTTTCCGGAGAAGGCGGAAGGGGTCATAGAAGCAACGTAACTGTCTTAGAAGAACGACGTTTAATTCCAAACGAAATAATCGATTCGATTATTCGTCCCTTTCTTGTATCAAGACAAGCTCCTTTTATGAAAAATCCTAAATATTCAGAAATTGCAGAACTCAGAGAAGAACCACAAGAAATTATAATTTCCAGTGCTCATTATAAGAGCTATGAGTGGTATCCAGAAACAAAGAAATTTTTGAAAATGATTGCAGATGGAGATACTAATACCAAAGCATTGTTTTTGGATTACCCAATTTCAATTCATCATGGTATAAAGACAAAAAATCAAATGATAAGAGAAAAGGCGAATATGGACCCAATTACCTTTTTGATGGAGTACGGCAATATCCCATACGGTTCCTCCTCGCTCTCGTTTTACAAACTCGGACTTTTCGAAAGAAGTATAAAAAGAAGTTGGAGACCTATTAGAGATGAAGTCTATATAACAAGCAAAGTAAATAAGTATGATATACCAAGATTATCCGATGAAATGCGTATTGTTTCTGTCGATGTGGCTATGCGAGCAGGTTCGACAAATGACAATACAATTATAACCTGTGGAAGATTATTACCAAGTAAAAGAGGATGGTTAACCGAAGTTGTTTACATGGAATCCCATAACGGTAAAAATACGAATTTACAGGCATTAAGAATAAAACAAATCTATGAGGAGTTTCAAGGAGATGTTTTGGTACTTGACCTTGCAAATGCTGGAATTTCAGTTTTTGATGCTTTAACTGCGGTAACAAAAGATGAGATAAGAGGTGTAGAGTACCCTGCTTATACAGTAATGAATTCTATAAACGTAGATACAAAAGTATACGATGAATTAATTAATAGAACCATTGGGCAAGATGCCGTTCAATGTATATTCCCAATTTCCGCTACTGCTCCCCTTAATTCTTTAATTGCAGTAAAATTTAGAGAGAGATTAAAGAAAAAATTAATCGCATTTCTAATTGACGATAACAGTGAAGAAGAGTTTTTAATAAAATCTGGAAATAAAGATATTCTTGACCAAGACGATACAGGCGTAAGAGCATATCTATTACAGGCACATTTACAAACAAGTTTGTTTATAAACGAGAGTATTGCTCTAGAAATGGCTCCAGCACAAGGTTTAGTTAAATTAGTCGAACCCGCTGGAAGCAGGAAAGACCGTTATACATCGGTAAGCTATCTCAATTATTATATAAGTCTGATGGATTTAGATTTATTACAAGAAAGAAATTCTGAATGGGATGACGCTGAAGCTTTTCTAGGAGTTTCAATGGTAGTCTCAGGATAATGGTGAAAAATGATAAAAAAATTTAAAAAAGAAATATTGGGCGGAGAGGAGGCGGTAAATGACAGACAATAAAGAAGAAGAAATTTTGCTTAGTGAAGAAACCATATGGGACATGATAGCCTTCGCTCGTGGATATACAAGTTATTTAAACCCCGACTTAATCAGCAGCAGAATGCGGGATATTACTTTAGACCCTATGGCTGCTACAGAGACTACCCTTAACCAAGCATTGGCTAATCCAAAAGAAAGCGAATTACAATTACGCCAATTTAGTAATGATTTTGAATTAAAATCAATGGTTTATAAGCGCCTTATTACCTATATGTCCGATATGTTAGCTTTTGATTTAACTTACACATCAGATGCCGAACCAAAAGATTACAATACCCCAAAATATAAAAAAGAATTAAAAATAGTAGAAGATGTTCTTGATAAGTTTGCTTATAAAAAAGAATTGTCTATTGCTGTTAAAGAAATGGTTAGAAACGATGCTTATTTTGCGTGTATACGAGACTTAGGAGATGCGTTTGTTCTTCAAGAACTTCCCGCTGATTATTGTAAAATAACAGGAAGATGGGAAGGCGGTTTCTTGTTTAGTTTTAATATGTATTGGTTCCTGCTTCCGGGAGTTGATATTAACATGTATCCCGATTTCTTTAAGAGAAAATATAATGAGATATGGATAAAAGGCGGAGGGCAGAAACCATATGTGCCTTCCATGCCTCCAGAATTTAGAAATTCAACTTGGGTTTATTGGGTAGATGTTCCTATTAATGTGGGTGTATGTTTTAAATATTCACCTGAACTCGCAACAAGATTACCCTATTTTACTCCTTTGTTCAGTGATTTGATTTTACAAAGCTTGATGCGTAATCTGCAAAAAAGTGCAAATATGGCTGCGGCAAGTAAAATGATTATCGGTCAAGTACCAATGTTAAATAGGGATGCTAAAGCAAGCGTGAAAGATATGATTGCTATTAGCCCTGCCTTATTGGGACAATTCTTGGCGTTAGTAAAAAGCGGCATTAGTGAAGCCATCAAAGTAGCTTCCGCACCATTAGAAGATATGAAGGGGATTAGTTTTGATTCAGAAAATGAGATATATGATAGTTATTTAAAAACAACTCTGGCTTCCAGTGGTGTAAATACGAACTTAATATTTACAAGCGATATTAAGCCTAATGTTCTTGAAACGCAATTGAGTTTAAATGTTGATGAACAAATGATGACAGCACTATATGACCAGTTTAATATCTTTATGAATTATTTTGTTAATAAATATACAAAAGCATTTAAATTTAAATTTACTTTTGAAGGTACACAGTTTTTCCTAAACAGGCAACAGAGATTAGATTCTGCAATGACTTTATTTAATGTTGGAATTGTTTTGCCACAAAAAATAGCTGCGGCGGTTGGAATGAAACCAGCACAATTTAGGAAACACTTGGAAGAAGCACAAGCAACTGGGTTTATGGATTTGCTTACTCCTCCTGCCCTCGAAGGTCAAAAACAGATGGCAGAAATAACGGGTAAACAACAAAAGGAATTAGCTGACCAAAATGCTAAAAACCAACAGGAAGCTGCTAAAGTACAGGCTAAATTAAATTCTAGACCTGCTCCGGGTGTACCTGTAGTTAAACCCACAGCTAAACCGGAAGGGAAAACTACAGCTACAGGACAACCTGCATCTGCGGGACGACCCACCAAATCTGTATCAGAAATAAGCGAAGAAACTGAACAAACGCGCACGGAAGGCACGAATATCACGAGAGGAGGTAAAATATGACACTTATAGGAGAAAGTTTAAGAAGCGTATTATGTGAACAGATAGGACATGAGTTTTACAACGCAAACCTTTATTTATTCATGTGTGCGTTTCTTAAAAATAAAGGTTTAGACAATCTTGCAAAACATTTTGAAGGACAACACGAAGAAGAAACAGGGCACGGAAAAGAATTTGTGAGTTTGCTCACCGATTTAAATGCAGATGTATTTATTCCTGAAATCGATGAAATAAATACACAATTCATTTCAATCGTAGGTTTAGCACAACTTTATTTAGACAGAGAAATTTTGACAACCACAAGCCTTGGAGAAATTCTAAAATTAGCAATTCAAGATAATAATTATGTAGTTGAACAGAAAATGCGTGAAATGATTGCTAAACAACAAAAAGAATATGAAGAAGCTACTACTTTTCTAGATAGAGCAACGCTTATGTCCGAGTGGTGGCAGTGTGCCCTTTGGGACGCAGCCGGAGGATAAGCATATGTCATGATTACGAATCCAGAAATAATTCAAGACAAGTACGTTTGTAATAAGCGAATTGCGGAATATCTTGTATTTAAATGTGGTCTTCCGCTATTAGGAGCTAACAAAAATTGTTACTATTTTGCTAATACTGAGAAGCTAAAAGAAGCAGTAAAAAATATACCTTTGGGTTTAAAAATATTGTCTATTATAACAGAATGGATATAATGAAAATTAATCCGAGGAAGGAGGTTTACTTTGATAAAAAAATTAAGTTTTGCTATTGAAAATGCTGAGATGGTACGGGAAAACCCTGATTCTAACTTCGCTCTTTTGGCTTTAGACTTCTTTGCTTCGGGAGATAATCTTCACGATATGTATGTTTCTGAAGAGACATTGCTCCGTACAGCGGATACAATAAAAAATTGTCCCCTTGTTTGGAAATATGATGAAAAATTAGATGATGTTTATACGCATGACCCCGAAGAAGTCCCTTGTGGTTTTGTGCCAGAGAGTTCTCTAATCACAAGTAAAAAATTGGAAGACGGAAGAACAATGTTATCAGCTATAGCTTATGTGTGGAAAAGATATACTGGTCCATTATTAAGTTTTTTCAAAAGGGACGGAGGTAAAAAACCTGTCAGTGTTGAAATGAGTGTATATAAAACTCAACCCAAAGAAGATGGGAAAACAGAACTTCTCGATTTTCGATATGAGGGAGTAACGGTTTTAGGAAGTTATGTGACTCCCGCTATACCTTTGGCTAACGCAAGCATTCTATCTTTTACAAAAGAATATGAAGAAGATTTAGAAAAAGAATTTTCTTTTACTGAAATTATAATTCCCAATAAGATAAGAGATAATGCAGAAAAAGGTCTTAGTATTCGTAAGGAAGAGGGAGGCGGCACTTCTACAGGTGTTGCTTTCGCTCGTTATTTGACTAAAAACAAAATAATAACTACCGAAAAAGTAAAAGAAATCAATAATTATTTTTCCACACACAAAAACAGCAAAGAAACTGTTGATTGGTTGCTTTGGGGTGGAGATTATAGTAAAGAATGGGCAGGAAAAATGGTAGAAAAAATAAATGGCGAAATTGTTACATTTCCTTATAAGTCAAAAGAAGATGTAAATCCCGCTTTAAAGGGAATAAATCCTCCCGTTTCTCTTGCTCAGGCGAATGCAATCGCTGCTCAGGGAGATTCGATTGGCTCAGATGACAAGAAAAATGGGTGGGCTATTGCTATCAGTTCTTTTAAAAAGACTCATCATGTAGAAGATGGAAAATGGATAAAGAACGAGGGTAGTACTGTAAAAGCATCTGCCGATGCAGATGTAGAAGATTTTAATACGGAGGTTACTATGACAGAAGAAGAAAGAATTGCTGCTGAAAAAGCAGAAACAGAAGCAAAAGCTAAGGCAGAAGCAGATACAAAATTTGCTGCTGAACAAGCAGAAGCAGAAGCAAAAGCAGAAGCAGAAGCAAAAGCTAAGGCAGAAGCAGATGCAAAATTTGCTGCTGAACAAGCAGAAGCAGAAGCAAAAGCCAAAGAAGCACAAATGGCTGCCGATGAAGAAGCAAAGGTTAAAGCAGCAGAAGAAGCAAAAAAGAAGTTAGAAGAAGAGAAGAAGAAGAAATTCGGATTCCCAGTAGAAAAAATGCAGGAAATGTTCTCAGAAGATGACGACGAAGACGATGTGAAAATGGCTAAGGTAGAATGCGCTAAAGGCGAAGAAGCAGATTTCGGAATCGTTATGCAAGGGGCATATGCCAAAATGTGTAAAATGGCTGCTGTTATCAAAAAGATGGCAGAAGACAACAAAGCATACATGGCAGAAAATGAAGAGTTAAAGAAATTCAAAGCAGAGCTAGAAGGACAACAAAAAGCCTTCGCTGTTAATGAAACTCTGAAAGAACTCTCTGCATCTGTTCTTCTACCAGAAGAAGTTAGAGACGAAATGAGGGCTGATGCCGAAAATTATACTCTAACAAATATAGAAGCATGGAAGAACGCTTGCAAAGCAAAATCATTTGATTTTGCAATCAGAATGCCCAAAAATCAGGGCGTTATCGAAGTCGGACTACCTTTTGGTGGTGCGACCAAGAAACCAAAGAGCTTATGGGATTAATCCATAGGCAAAAATCAATTTTATTTAAAAATAGGAGGTTTTTATTATGACACACAATGTTTTAATTCCAGCACAAATCGCAGCTATGAATATCGATTCTTTGAACAGAAGCGTTATTGATGCGGGTGTTAGTGCTTCGGCAATCGACAACGGTTGGGTTCTTCAGATGGGCGCACAATATACGACTGGTAGTTGGATAGAAGTGTTCGAGGTTTCTCAACCTTCATCTGCTTCACCTGCTGGTCTATGGATGGCATACTCTGGCGACGAAATCGTTGTTACGGATGCTAAATATAAGGGACTTGACCCTGACCCACGTAATTTCTCCAATGCAGCAAATAAGGTCTTTTCTGCTTATAAGCCACAAGTTGGGGATATTATTGTTATGACTGCCGATGGGTTCTCAAACTCATTCTCAAGTCATGCATATGCGGCTAGTCAATTAGATAGTTTCAAGTTAGTTTGGACAACTCAGACCTCTGGTTCTTATGGTGGTCTAACATACAAATATATTGCAACCACATATATTTCCCTTGCAACAGGCGCTATAGACAACCAACGTGTTACAGCTTACAAGCTTGAATGCGTCCAGATATAATTTTATAAAAAAAGGAGAAATATACTATGAAAATCCCAAATCAAGTACTTGCTTTCGCAGGTGAACAAAACCTAACTGTTTATAAAATGTTTGTTGACTATTGGAATCACTATCGTGCTTTAAACAATATGGCAAAAAACGTTGAATATCAACAGAACACAATTACACCAGAAGGTGCTGTTGTTCCTCTTACCTTCTCAGAAAAAGAGGAAAAATTAAACGCAGCTTTAAAGCGTGAAATTTTACGTGTATCCGGCGTTCAAAATTTCGACCAATTCTCTGTTGAGACTTGGGCAAATCACCCCGCATTAAAGTGGGCTACGTTTGCAGTTATTTCCGCCATTATCGATATGATTCTTCCTGAAACCATTATTGACAGCATTGGAATTTATTCCGATGTTCGTACAATCGGGTGGGGAGATTCTGCTGCTTTCGATGTAAGTCCTCGTGATTTATTCATCGTTTCTAAAGCAGGTCGTAGCAAGAGAACAACCGAATTGCACAAGCAATTCAAAGGTCAGATTACAGTTATTCCAGAACCTCGTGAAATGACAGTTTTTGTGTCATTAATGAAAGTTTTAGCAGGAAAAGAATCTTTAGCAGATTTTGTTATGAAGATGGT